CTTGCCGGCAGCGCGCAGAGCACCAGGACCGGCCAGTTCAGGATCAGCCATTGCGGGGAGAAATTCCGCCCCCGTCTTCAGGACGCCGCCAAGAGCCGTCTTCGGTTCGTAATCAGGCGAGACGATTGGATCGGTGATGGTAGACCGGATATCCTGCGAGGTCGGTGCGTTTGCGAGCAAGCCGAGTCCAGGGATGACCTTGGAGGCAGCCGAAGCCGCAGACGTGATCCCCGACGTATCGAAGCCAAGCTTTGAGCCGACTAGATCGAGCCCCTTGGTTGCGATCTCGCGTGCGTCGCCGCCCATGCCCAGCGTGCTGATCGCAGCATTGCCAAGTCCAGCCCCGACCGACTTGGCGGCATCCTCACCCATCGAGGGTCCGTGATAGGCCGCCATCAGCTCCGCATCCGACATCTTGCTGACATCTGGCGCGGTCGCATGGCCGTAGAGGGCCTGCAACTGGCTGTCTGAAAGCGCCGAAAGATCGGTCATTTCAGGAGCCCGCGCTTGCGCATTTCGGCCTCGATGGCCGATCGATCAACACCTGCCGGCGCTGTCTGCGAGCCGCCATTGCTCTTCAACCAATTGTCAATGCGCTCAAGCACCTTCTGGCCCTCTGCCTTGATGACAGGACCGGCCTTCTCCGCAGCCATCGGCCCGATAGCGGCCAATCGCTTTTCTTCCAGCGCAGCCAGCGAGCCGTGGAGCAGCTCGGAAAGTTTGGCGATCTGGGCCTTCTGCTGCTCGGGCGACATGTTCTCGGACAGGTTCTGCTCCCAATGCCGGATTTCAGCATCGGAGAGATTGGCGCCCTTGAAGACCTTCGACATCTCTTCCGCGACCGCGTGAGCATTGGTGCGGAACGCGCCAGGTTCACCGGCTCCAGTCGCTTCACCGACATAGTTCTTGACCGCGTTGGCGGCGGGAAAGCGCGTGTTGCCGAGCTTGTCCATGGCGTCGAGCAGCGAGCCGACGTGCGCCAGCGTCTGGTTTGCAGCCCGGACCATTTCGGCACTCTTGCCGGACGTGAAGTCCTTGGCGCCGGCAGCCCGCGCGCCCCAGCTTGTCGCATCAAAGGTCGGATCGACCGAATGAGCCGCGTCGATCAATGCGAGCGTAGCGGGGTTGCGCATGGCCGCCCCTGAAGGAAGCGGCTGGCGCCCCTCAATCATGGCCTTGACCATCGGCGCAATCTGCTTGGGAAGGTACTCATACAGGGCCTCACCCTGCACGCCAGCATGTTTGGCGCGCTCCATGTCAGCGAGCGGAGAGCCGGAACCTATCGCGCCATCTTGCGCGCCGATCGGCTTGCCGTTGACGGTCTGCTCGCGCTCGTTGATGAAGCCGTATTTCTTGCCGGCGAACGGATCTTCGCTGATGACGCCGTACTTCTGTTTGTTGGTCAGCAATTCGGGCAGAACAGTCTTGGCGGCTTCAGGGTTCATCACCGCAAGCATGGCCGTCGAGTTCGCCTGATTGGCGGGGACACCATTCGCGATCAATGCCTGACGAGTGGCATCATACTGCGCTTTTAGGTTCTGCTGCTGCGGAGTTCCGCTCTGGAACAGAGAGCTAATCAGGCCGCCGCCGTTCTGAAGCCGGTCAAGATAGCCTCCACCGCCGAAAGCCGGAGGAAGCTGCTGTTCCTGCGGCGCCTGCGGCAACGTCCCTTGCGCCGGCTGGGCATTGGGCGGCGTCATGGCCTGCTGCGGAACGAACTGGTCAGGGTTGCCAATGCGCGGCATTTGATAGCCGCCAACAGCAATCGGATTGCTGGGGCTTGGCGCGTATGTCGAAGAATCAAATGTTGCGGCATCGAATGACCTTCCAGAGCCAACCGGAAGGGCATTCCACCTATCATTGAACGAGGCACCCTGATCTTGCGGCTGCTGGGGAAAGCCAGCAGACTGATAATTACCAAGAGAAGGCAGCAGGCGATCCAGCAAGCCGCCCTGCCCGCCATAGGTCGAAGGCTGGAATAGAGAGTCGAGAAGTCCCATCTATTTCCTCAAAAAATCTTCGGAAAGGCTTTGCCAGTGCCGAAATTGCCGAGCATTCCACTGATCGCGCCAAGCGGCGCGTACCAGGGGTCCTGCTTCGTGGTGTTGCTCGTGCCACTCGACTGCGACCCAAGCCCAGCGATCGGTATGCCCAACTGCGCCAGCATCCCAAGGTTCTGCACCGGGATGCCAAGCCGCTGCGCCTCGGCAGCAATCGTGTTATTCGCGCCTGAGTTAAGCGCGTCCTGCCCCGCCCCAATCGCGCTGATGCCCGCGCCCTTGTTTGCAAGGCTCTGCTGGTTCAGGCCAGAAAGCAGCCCGCCAGTCGTGTTGCCCGCATTGTAGAGGTTGCCGGCCGCTCCCTGCTGGTTCTGGACGTTCTGATTGTATTGAGCCGCGATCGTCGGAGCGATGCCCTGCGTGATGCCACGGCCAAGCGTCTGCATGTTGGCGCCTGAGAAGTCACGGCCTGCTGCGGCGAACGTCCCGTTGGTGTTGTTGGTGATATCAGACGTCAGCGTGTTGATGGCGTCCTTGAACCCCGGCGTGTTATAGGGGTTGTAATCCGTGTTCGAGGCCAGCGGCTGTGTCTGCGCCTGGTACTGCTGATAGGCGTTATTGATGTTGCCGGCCTGATCCGTCGCACCGCCGCCGCCAAGCAGGTTCTTGGTGTAATCCTGCACAGCGGGCGCATACTGGCCGACATTCGCGCCATTCTGCTCGATCGTGTTCAGAGCGTTAGTCTGCGCCCCGGTAATGCCAGTCTGCGGCAGCAGGCCATTGATCTGGCCGAGGATGCCAGTCAGGGTGCTCTGTGCCGGCTGCCATGGTGCAGTCGTGGAGTTCTGCGTGGTCTCTGATTTGCTAGTCCCGCCCAAGGCGCTTCTCCAAGATAACGTGCTCGACGCGATAGCCATCAAGCACCCGCTCCCAACCTTTGCGGCCATAAATCCGCATTGAGGAGCAGCCTTCGTCTTCTGCGTATTGTTCGATCTTCTTAAACAGCGGCAACCACCGCTCGCGGTCGTAACCAGAGCAGGCCGTCAGCACGCAAACCTTGTCGAACGGCTTTACAAGCTGCGTGGTCGCAGCCGCTAGAATCTCTTTCCCGTCCCAAGCGATCCAGACCAGTTGCATCCCCGTCAGAACATCGCTCTCGATGTCAGCGAAGCTGCTCAATCCCGTCCGCTCGACTGCCGCCCTGATCTTGTCCCGCACATGCGGCCACATCTCGTCAATCCGCGAAGGATCAACGCAGATCAGGTCAACCGTGGATGGCATACAGAAACGTTCGCCCAGTCGTGGCGCTGTTGGCATGCGTGATCGTGAACGATTTGTTCGCAACCGCGCTGATGTACATCGTGCCATTGCCGACTTCCGCCGCAGCATTCGCCGTCGTCGGAACGAGGATAGGAACAGAACCAGAGGCTACGTTGTTATCAGTCACAACCGTGGTCGCCGCGCTCGTGGTCAGCGTCACAGTCCCGATAGCGTTGGAGCGGCCGGCGGCCAGTTGCTGGATCGCCAGAACGATCTTCTTTAAATCGGTCTCGGTAATGCCAGGAACGTATGCGGTCACAGTGTCCCGCCCGCGGCGATATCAGGAACAACACCCGAGCAGAACGACCAATTCGTCCCTGCGGGCACTCTAACCTTGAAGCGGGTATACCTCGTATCCCTCATCATGTCGCAGCGACCCGTCCGCGAGTTGATAAGAACTTCGGCCCCGGCTACGGCCGTCGCAGCAAGATTGTCGCGATGAGAAATCGAACCATATAGCGTTGTCGCATCGGTCACGGGACGGAAGCCCCGGACTGTCACCCGGTTCTCGTCCGTGCCCTGCTCTGCACTTTCAATCGTCGCCTCCATATTGGTTCCGGCGAAGAACCCGAGCACATGGGACGAGTTGAATTGCGCGATCTGCGGCTGAACAGCCGTAGCGTAGGAGTCGAGTGAGAGCGTCAGAGCATCCAGCGAGGAGGAAATGGTATCGAGATTTTCCAGCGTCAGGCCGGTTTGCGAGATGCCGACAAGGAACTCACCCGTGATCGACAGCGTGAAGAACCTATCAAGCAGATAATCGTATCCAAGGATCTTGTCGTAGTTCGCCGGGTTGACGCCGTTCGCAGAGCGATAGGCCCAATAGATCTTGGTCGAGCGAGGATCGGCCGCGCCCATGAACAGCTCGAGGTGACCCTTGTCGAGGTCGGCAAGGAATGTCCGGTCCACCTTCTCGCGGCCGATCTGCTCTGGCACACCGCCAGGCTCGATCTTGTGGAAGCCCTGTCCGGCGAAGAAGAAGATTTTCTCGCCTGCCCGGATGATCGAATAGGGCGCGAATAGGCCCTTATCTTGGGTGATACGGTCAATCTGGAAGATCAGCGGAGAGCCAGGCACGTAGGACATGCGCCGGATTGACTGGTCCTGGAAGATGATGCCGTATTCACCGCCCGCAACGCCGCGAACGATGCCGCCGTCCGGAAAGTCTTGGTAATCCGAGCTGTTAACGCCGCTCGTCCATGTCGTCGTGGCATTCAACCCGGACCACTGGATGCGGTACGGGTTCGACAGCAGTCCAGAGAGCACCAGGAAGCGGCCCACGACCGAGATATATGCGGCCTGCGGAGGAGAGCCGCCGCAATCTGCAAAGGCCGTCGAGGACGATAGGTCGAACACCTGAAGCGGCGCATTGGCCTGCGTCGCGAAGACGAGGTTACCGAACTGCGCAAACTGCCATTGAGCATTGGCCGAGAGAGCAGAATAGGTCGAAGCGCCCTTGGAAACGTCAGTCCAGGTGAAGTCCGTGTTATTGAGTTCGTAAAGCTTGGTCGAGGTGCCGGCGAACGTGATCACCGTGCCGTCAGACTTCAGCGCGTAGAAGGCTCCCCGGCAGACCGCGCCGAGCGCCGACGTGTAGGCCGAGAAAGACGGGAACGGACCATAGCCATCGCCCCTCGGAACAACATTCGCGATGTTGTAGACCGTCGAGCTTTCATAATCCGTCGTATCCGGCAGCCATGCGCCGTATTTGAGCAGCGCCATCAGCTAGCAGTCCACGTTTCGGCTTGTTTGGTGGCTGGCGTCCATGTCTCTGTTTGCTCTGCCACTGAGGTCCATGTGTCGGAATCGAACGGGCGTGGAAACCAGTCTTCGAAATCGCGCGTATACGTGGAGGCATTCCCCGCCACCGAATAAGCGCCTGTGATTGATGCCATCGTAACGCTGAACGTGGCCGGGACGCCGCTAACAGCAAATGAACCGAGGAACGCAGACAGCGAGCCAACACTCAGGAACGCAGAATTTCCATTGACAAGATAGGATGCCGGGGCGCTCAAAAACGTCGTGATGAAAAGCGCCGCGTTCCCGGTCTCAGTGTAAGACCCGACGCTTGACGTTATCGCCGGCAGAAAGAACGTGGCGCTCCCGTTCAGCGTGAAACTAGCAACATCTGATGGCTGACTGACCGCGAAGACCGCAGCGACGCCGGTCTCAGAGTACGCGCCGCTTAATGCAGTGGCCGTAATGTAGGGCGATGATGGAAGCTGGCCGAGCGCGCGGCGACCAACCGCATCAAAGCCAGTCACTTATTGCCTACCAAAACAAACAACCGACAGATTGTCGGCATCGGAGGCAGTAAACCCAGGGGCGATGTAGACGGAAAAGGAGACGACGGTCGAGGTCTGGCTCGTGATCGCAGGGAAGAGAATGCTGGCCGACTTGCTGGCGAGAATTACCACGGCATAGTTTGCGCTATCAAATGCCGTGGTCATGGTCGCGGTATAGGTGCCCGTTCCCGTGCGGGCGACGTCCATGTTATACACTTTCCGATTGGTCAACACGCCACCGGAAATCGTCGCATAGCCCCACGCCTTGGAAGCGCTATCGTGGTGGTACTGCAAATCCTCGGAAAGCGCGACAATCGCGACTTGCGGCGCCGCAGAGAAGTTGATCTTGGAGGTGGTGCCGGACGAATTAAAAAGAACCGTGGTTCGCGCCAGAACGCCAGTTCCGGTATTGTACGTTCCCTGCCCGATCTCCCATTGAGACAGGTCTGAGCTTTCGGCCCGATAGCTGTACTGCGCTCCATTGACCACGCCAGCCGCAGACGGGCTTTGATAGCCTGTTACTGCGCTGGAATAGGTCCAATCCGTCGTTCCGCCAGCAGTCGGATTGAAGCGGCAGACGTCAACGAGAGATGAGGCTGACATTTACGCGATCGTCAGAATGCCGCCGGACTGATCGAGATCGACCGTAAAGGTATTCCCATTCGTCAGCGTCAGAGCCGTGCCGTAATCCCACCAGCCGATCAGCGGCGTCGTTGCCGATGTCGAGTTGTAGAGAACGGCATACTGGAACGGGCCAATGGAGCCGCCAGAGGCCGTCCAAGACGGGTCAGTTCCGCCGATGAACTTGAACGTGCCCGAACTCTGCGAACCCGTGATGGTGCCGACAGTCGCGCCGCCGTTGGTGTATCCGTTTGCGGTCGAGAGGTCGGCTGGCGTGTTATAAACTGTGTTGGTGGCGACCGGAGCAGTGTTGGTCAGATAGACCTTGTAGACGTGCGTCGTGCCAGTCTGCATCTGATGCTTGGCGCTGGCAACGTCCAGAACAAAGCAGTTGAACTTATTAAAGGCGGCCATTAGGGCGTAACTCCAGAAATTCGCACGTTGAGCGGGCCAGCGTTAAAGGTCGATGTCATTCCGAGCCTGTTCAGACCATCAAGCGCCGAGCTAAAGCCGAGCGCCCAGGTTTGAATGCGCCCGTCCTCTTTGATGTAGGGAGCAGATTCCAGCAGCGCGCCGTAAAGATAGAGATCCGGGGCTAGCGTCAGCAGCCAGTTCGTAGAGTTGTCGGCGAGCGCCGGGATGCTCTGCCGGTAGACCATTTCGATGGTGTAGGCAGCATCCGGCGTAGGGGCCAATTCGATCTCTGATCCGAAGATCGTGAAGAACAGGGGCTGCCCCGTCACGTCTCCAGACATCGTTCGGTATTCGTCAAGCTGAGTGCCAGACTTGAAATCAAGATGGGGCTTGCCGGACACGCTCGACAGGCGAACCCTACGCATGGACTGGAAATCGGCCGGCAGCGAGATGAACTCAGGCTCACTGGATGACGTATTCACCAACGCCGTTGCGCGCGTCTCCATCTGCCGGACATAGAGCTCGCGGTTGAACTTGGCTTCCGCGAGCTGGATGAACGTCGGAATGCGCGCAATCAGGGTCGTATCCTGATCTCTCGCGAGATACTCCGTGACCGCCGTCTGGAGCGATGTGTAGTCGGTGATCGTGGTCAACTACCGAACCCCATGAAGCCCTGAACCTGGGCGCTGTCAGTCCGCAGAAATTTCCACTCTGGGTCTTTCAGCTTGCGCTCGACCAAAGCGTCCATCTCAGGACCGAACAGGCGAATGGTTGTGTTGCCCCTCGCCCATTCCTCGTTCAGCCACCGGACCATGATCACGTTGGGGATCGACGCGACGTGCCGCCCCCAATCGCCAGCTTGTTTCTCAGAGCGCAGCGCCTTGTTGTGCTCAAGAATGTCCTCGACGTCCTGAACCGTCTCGACAACGGTCTTATCGTTTTCGAGAAAGATCCGGGTTTGCACTAGAGCATCTCGCTGACGTAAAGCGTGCCGGCCGAGGCAACCTGCACGGCCTTCACGGTCTGTCCGGGCGTGGTCGTGAAGTATTCCGGCGACAGGGCGGGGACATAGGCACCGGCCGTAGACGACGGAGTACTTCCGTCCGTCGTCACCCAGGCATCGGTCGTCACGAGAACTCGAACCTTGTAGATCTCGCTCCCGATCGGGCCATAGCTGCCGGCGGTCCCGGTATAGCTCGCATTACCGGATGCGCCGATCCGGCCCGTTCCGATATATTGAAGGGACATTTAAGCCGCCTCGACCACGATCGAGAACATGCAAGCAATGCTGACGCCAGATGCGCCGGATGGCGTCAAACTGATCGCATCGTCTTCCGACACATAAACCGGGCTCGTCGGCGTCCACGACGTCACTTGGCCGGCGGCAGCGCTGGCAACTGGGATCGTCCCGGCGCAGGCCGTGCTCGCAGTGCCGTTGATTGCCACCGCGAGAGCGCAATCTGCCGTAGTAATGGCACCCTGGGCGATAGCCTTGAACTTGGTAATGCGTCCGCGAACAGGGGCAGCAGTATAGGCAACAACGGGAGTTCCGCCGATAGAGGTGGTGTACGCCTTCGCGCGGACTTCTTTGAGGGTCGGGTGATTAACAGGAAGGGCCATTTAGGTCTCCAAGAGATGATCTGTGAACCTGGCCCGGTATTCCTTAGAACCGAAATGCCCAAGTTCGATGGATGGATCTAGCCAGGTCTGAAATCCAAGCGCCCGCACGTCATCGAAAAACGCGATGTCCTCGCCCCTCGCATATCCGTCGCGATCGTCGCAGCGGAAAATCCTTGGAACGGGGCCATCATCAACATCCGGGTATCTCAAGAGCGGAGATTGAGCGGCGATCTTCTCGATGATGTGACGCTGAACACAGCAAAACCCCAGCCCAGCACCGTTGACGGGCAAGCAACCAAACTCGTTCGTCTGGTAGGTCTCGCGCCCATCCAGCGAGACGAAGAACCTGATGGGCTCTGCTCGGCATGGATAGGCAGCGAAAACGCAGTCCAGCACCGTCCCCATGGCCAGCAGGCGGATGAAATCCTTGCCCTGCCAAACCATGTCGGAGTCCACCCAAAACAGATGGGTGGCATCGCTTTTGAGGAAGTGCCAAGCCGCCTTCGTTCGCGCATGATGCACGATCGATCCGCCAACCTGCATTTCGATGTCGGATGCAATGTTGTTTGACGACAGAACGTGCTGCGTCTCCAACAACGACCGAACCGTTTGGGCCGGGATATCGCGATGGGTAGGCATGGCGAGCATAACCTTGACGCCCGCCATGCTGATTTTCATGATTAGACCGTGGCGCTGAACGGGGTAGCAGTCGTGCCGGTCGGGGACGTATTGGCATCGACCGAGAAGAAGCCGGTCTTGATGTCAATGATCTCGATCCAGTCACCAACCACGCCGCCGGTCGTCGTGCCATTCAGCGAAATCGTGTCGCTGGTGGCCGAGGTGGCGTAACCAACCACGTTCGCGCTCGCCGTCGTCAGGGCAGTGACAAAGCCCTGCATGACGTCGGTCGCGTTCGCAACCTTGATGGTGTGGCTCGTCGCAGTCGCCGCAACCATCATGTTGAAGCGATAGCGCGTGCCCGTACCAGTCGCCTGCGGCAGCGTGATCGCGATCGGAGCCGCCGACGAGATGGTGATGACACGATTGCCATGCAACGCCTGCGTGATCGTCAGCGTGGTTGCAGTGGTATCGACAACACCGGCCGCGCCGGTCAGCAGGTTCGGGATGGTCAGGATCTTGGGCGGGCCAACGCCGGCCGGATAAACCGGCACAACGTCAGTAGACCCCGCCGAAGTCTGCGTAGAGGCGTTTTCGTACCAGGAATACATGCTCATGAGCTGGATTCCTTACGAGGTGGTGTTGTCGAAGACGCCGCCCGAGGCTTTCTCGTTGCGCGAGACCAGGGCGTATTCCGACACAACAGCCCGACGCTCGGAGTCGCCGGTACGCGCCAGCGGGATCGAGAGCATCGCGCGGCCCTTCATGGTCGCCATCGCCCACTTCTCGGTCTCGAGAACGAGAACGTCGCGGGTGCGCTGGAAGCGGTTGGCAACAACCTTGAGCTTGCCGAAATCGGACTCATAGGCGTCAACCGAGGCAACGATCTTCTTGGACGAAGCCTGCTCGATCGGCGAGGAACGGCCGGTGAAGGTCGAGAACACCTGCTTGTTGAAGGCGCCGGTGAAAACGGTGTCCGGCTTGCCGCCCGAGGTCCAGATCGCGGACAGAACGGTCTTCAGGCGAGCCTCGGTGAACGCAATCTGCGTGCCATCGGTGCGGGTGCCGGTACCGTCAGCCGCAGATGGGTCAGCCGCGCCGCCGGCAGTGCCCTTGCTGGTGTTGGTCTTGATCCAGGAAAGAACCGAGGCCGTCTTACGAACGACCGCATCGCTGCCGGTCGCCTTGGCCTGGTTCGTACCCACCAGGGTCGATTCCATGTCGCGCTTGAGCTCGAGGCCCTTCAGCATGACCTGATAGTCAAGCTCGTTGCCACGGCCGGCGTGGATGACCGCCTGCTGGGTGCCGGAGACCTGGGCCGACTTGCGGGAGATCTGGCAGATATTGCCAAGGCGAACGGTCGCGGTCGCAGCGTCGGCAACGATGTCGTCGCCTTCCAGCTGATAGTTCGAGGTGGAGGCCGCAGCCAGAGCCTGGGTCTGCCATTCGTGGTTGACCGCGCTCGCCGTCTCGCGGGCAATGCCCGACATGAACGGGGTATCGGTCGGGTCGATGCGGTAGATGATGTTCGAGAGGTCTTCGCGGTTGCCTACGGCCTCGTAGGTCGCAAGCGCATTGGTCGGGAGAGACATTGTAGTTCCTTTAAGCTGATTTGCGCTGGGCCATGAGGAGCGCTAATGCGTCGTCAATGGAGCCGGATGCGCTGAGTTTCTGATTGAGGGCTTGAACGGATTGGGCCTGCGCAGCACCTGAAGGCTGCTTGGTCCCCGGCCGCTGAACGGGAGGAACGGGCTTCTGGACGGCAGTAACCTTGGCCTTCTGAATGTCCCGGAGCTTCAAGGAATCCGCGAGGAGTCGCTGAATACGATGGTCGTAAATCGAGAGCTTCGATTTGCCAGCCGCCAGATCCGCGAGTTCGCTATCTTTGAAACCCAATTCGGGGAGCAGTTCAGTGGCAACGCGCTTTGTCAGCGCCTCGCCCTTTTCCTTGTCGGCAAGCTCTGGGATGAACTCGACGGCCTTTGCATTCTCCTCCTGGACATGGGTTGCCCATTTGGTCTGCTCGGACACCTCGCGTTCACGCGCCACCCGATCCGTTTCCTGCTTTGCGGCCTGAAGGCGCATCTGATGCACCTGCCATGACTGGAAGCGGAACGGATCTTCGGCCTGAAGCTTTACGACATCTTCCATCGTCTTGATGTCGGAGAAGCTGGCCTGATTGACGCTTTCCAGCAGATCGGAAGAG